GGCGTTTTGATATTCGTCCTCGGATGTATACCGATACTTTGTGTATCGCCCGTGCTCTACATGGGACTGAAGCTCGCGCAAGTCTCTCTGCGGTTTCTGAGAGATACGGTGTCGGCGCTAAAGGGCACGAGGTACTCAACGCAATCGGTAAACGGCGTGGAGATTTTGAACCCGAAGACTTAGGTAAGTACGGGGACTACTGTGTCAATGACGTAGAACTCACCTACAAACTGTTTAGCATAATGGTCAAACGTTTCCCGCGGGAGGAGCTACGTCTTATAGATGCTACGTTGCGTATGTTTACTGAGCCTACGCTGACATTGGATCGTGACCTATTACATTCTCACTTACAGGACGTAAAAGCGCGTAAGGAAAAGCTGTTAGCTGATGCAGGGATAGAAGATAAGAAAGACCTGATGTCCAACCCCAAGTTCGCGGAGTTGTTGAAAGGGTTTGGGGTGAAGCCACCCATGAAAACAAGCCTGACTACAGGCAAAGAAACATTCGCGTTTGCAAAGAGCGATGAAGACTTCAAAGCGTTAGCTGACCATGCAGACGACAGGGTGCAATCTTTAGTAGCCGCACGGCTTGGCACTAAGTCTACGTTGGAAGAAACGCGGACGCAAAGGTTTATCGACATTTCGGATCGTGGCCTTCTGCCCGTCCCCGTAAGATATTATGCGGCGCACACTGGGCGTTGGGGCGGTGACGATAAGATCAATTTGCAGAACCTACCTAGTCGTGGGCCAAATGGTAAGAAGTTAAAGGGTAGCATAACAGCACCCGAAGGACACTCACTCATAGACTGTGACAGTTCGCAGATTGAGGCGCGTGTACTGGCGTGGCTTGCAGGGCAAGATGATTTGACCAAGCAGTTCGCGGATGGCGAGGACGTATATAAGTATATGGCGTCCAGTATATATAACGTGCCAGTAGACGGGGTAAGCAAAGATCAGAGGTTTGTGGGTAAGACTACAATTCTTGGTGCAGGGTACGGCATGGGCGCACCGAAGTTCCAAGCGCAGTTGCAGGGTATGGGTGTGTATATAGAGTTGGACGAGGCTCGACGTATCATACAAGTGTACCGCGATGCTAACGGAGCTATCAGTCAACTATGGCGCGATGCGAACAACACCGTTCAATACATGCAACGTGGCGATAGCTTACAGTTTGGTAAAGAAGGTGTGTTAAAAGTGGACGCACCTACCAGCTCAATAATCTTACCTTCTGGCCTACCTATGTTCTATCATGGCTTGGCGGCTGAACGTGGGGAGCGTGGGTACGAGTACACATACAAAACCCGAAAAGGCCCGAACCGTATATACGGCGGCAAGGTGGTGGAGAATGTGTGTCAAGCTATTGCACGTTGTATCATAGGTCACCAAATGTTACTTATTGCCAAGAGATACAAAGTTGTGCTAACAGTACATGATAGTGTTGTGGCCTGTGTTGCTGACGAAGAGTTGGATGAAGCACGAGCATATGTTGAAGAATGTATGAGCCAGATACCTGATTGGGCAGAGGGATTACCCATCACATGCGAGAGCGGTACGGGTAAATCATATGGAGAATGTGAATGACAAAAGTGTGGCCGTGGTCTTTCAGTAAGATAAAAGACTTTGAACAATGCCCGAAACAATACTACCATAAACACATTCTAAAGGAGGTGCCATTTGTTCAGACGGAAGCCATACTTTACGGCAATGCGTTTCATAAAATGGCAGAAGACTTTATTGGTAAGGACGCGCCGATCCCCGCGAAGTTTAGCTTTGCGACCAAAGCCCTAACATCTTTGAAGAACAGACAGGGTGACAAACTCTGTGAATTAAAGATGGGTCTAACAGAAAACCTAGAAGCCTGTGACTTCTACTCCTCGGACGTTTGGTTTCGTGGGATAGCTGACCTAGTAATAATGGACGACGATGTAACGACAGTGATCGACTACAAGACAGGCAAGTCGTCTAAGTACGCCGACAAAGGACAGTTGGAGCTAATGGCTCTCGCGCTCATGGCACGTTACCCACAAGTAAAGAAGGTACGTGCAGGGTTGTTATTTGTTATATGTAATGACTTGGTAAAAGACACATACATGGAGTACGATAAGAGTAAGCTGTGGGAGAAATGGCTCGGCAAGTATGGGCAGATGGAGACCGCGGCTAAAGAGGACATGTGGAACGCACGACCTAACGGGTTATGCAGACGCTACTGTCCTATAATCGAATGTGTTCATAACGGAGCTAACTAATGCCATACAAAAACCCCAAAGACCGCCCTAAACAAAAGAACGCGCCAGTTGGTAGCAAGACATTTGAAGCTCGTATGGAACGGCAACGTGCAAGACGCGCTATGGATAAGAAGGGCGTGGACAAGAACAAGAACGGCAAAGCCGACAAGCGCGAAGGTAAAGATGTTAGTCACAAGAAAGCCTTGTCAAAAGGTGGGACAAACAAAGACGGCGTACGTGTAGAAAGCCGCAGTAAGAACCGCGCACGTAATTATAAAAAGAAGAAATGATTTAGGGAAATCCCTAAATAGGAGAACACAATGCAGATTATAGACGGTAAGGCGTTGCTGTTGAAGTTACGCAATCCAAAACGTGTCACTGAAGTTATACCAAAAAGTAAAGCTGTGGAAGACCACGAGGTATTGGTGAAGTGGGGCATCGACGAAGCTCACAGTTTGCGGAAGCTAAACATTGATGTGCCATCACCTATAAATGGTAGGTACGAATGGACAGGTAAGTATACGCCGTTCGACCACCAGAAGAAGACCGCCGCGTTCTTTACCATGAACCAGAAGTCTTTTTGTTTCAACGAGCAGGGCACGGGCAAGACAGCCTCGGCTATATGGGCGGCAGACTTTCTGATTAAACAGGGCAAGATAAACCGTGTGCTAGTTATATGCCCGTTGTCGATTATGGACAGCGCGTGGCGCGAGGACTTGTTTACCTTTGCACCGCACCGAAGTGTATCAATAGCATATGGCGCGGCGAAGAAACGTAGAGAGATTATCCAGCAAGGTTCTGACTTTGTGGTGATAAACTATGACGGGGTTGAGATTGTAGCTGATGCTATAATCAACGGGGGCTTTGACCTAATCATTGTTGACGAAGCTACACACTACAAGAATGCACAGTCTAAAAGATGGAAGGTGTTGAAGCGGATAGTGACGGATAATACATGGTTATGGATGATGACAGGTACACCTGCCGCACAGTCACCGCTTGATGCTTACGGCCTAGCCAAGATGGTAAACCCTAACTCAGTGCCAAGGTTCTTTGGTTCGTTCCGTGACATGGTTATGACCAAGGTAACGCAGTTTAGGTGGGTAATAAAACCTCATGCCTCGGACACTGTGTTTAACATCTTACAGCCTGCCATACGTTTCACGAAAGAAGAGTGTCTTGATCTACCTGACATGACATACACAAAGCGAGTTGTAGAGCTTACGCGTCAACAGAAGAAATACTACAACCTGCTCAAGAAGAGTATGACCATGAAGGTTGGTGACGACGAAATCACAGGCATCAACGCCGCTGTCATAATGAACAAGCTACTGCAAATATCTGCAGGTGCAGTGTACACAGACGAAGGTGATACATTAGAGTTTGACATCAAGCACAGATACAAAGTTCTTAAAGAAGTCATAGACGAGAGCAGTCAAAAGGTGTTGGTATTCGTACCATTCAAACACACCATTGACATATTGACGGATAAATTGCGTAATGACGGGGTGACTACAGAGGTAATCAGGGGGGATGTGCCTGTAGCACGACGAACTGATATCTTCAAACGGTTCCAAACAACCCCCGATCCAAGGGTGCTAGTCATCCAACCGCAGTCCGCGGCACACGGTGTTACGTTAACAGCCGCCAACACTGTAGTATGGTGGGGGCCGACCTCTTCCTTGGAAACATATGCCCAAGCTAACGCTAGGGTTCACAGGTCTGGACAGAAGCATCCGTGCACCGTTGTGCAGTTGCAAGGTTCTGCTGTGGAAAAGCGTGTTTACTCACTTCTCGATAACAGAATAGACGTACACACAAAAATGATAGATTTATACAAAGAAATACTTGACTAGGGTATTCCATACCACTAGAGTATAATTCTCGTTACTAGAGGAGAACGTAAATGACGGATCAATCCGACATCCCTGCGGACAAACTGACAAAAGCCTACATTAAATTAAGGGCAAAAAGAGCAGAGATATCCGCAAAATACAAAGAAGAAGATGGAGCGTTGGTGCGCCAACAGGAAATCTTAAAGAATGCGCTACTGGACTATTGTGAGAACCACAATGTCGAGAGTGTTAGAACCTCCGAGGGTTTGTTTTTTAGGTCTACTAAAACAAAGTATTGGACTAGCGATTGGGAGCAAATGTACAGCTTTATAAAAGAGCATGATGTACCTGAGTTCCTAGACAAGCGTTTGAACCAGACCAATGTAAAACAGTTCTTAGAGGAAAACCCAGATGTTCTACCCAAGGGTATGAACGTAGACACAGAGTATGTCATATCAGTAAGGAAAAAATAATGGCAGAACCATTTGTACCAATAGAGGATTTGGCGAAGCATTTCGCAGTGTCCATTTCTACTATCCGTGCGTGGGTGCGGCAGGGGCATATCCCTAAATCCACATACATTAAAATCGGTAACACTTACCGTTTTAATAAAACTTCCGTAACCGAAGCCCTAACAGGTAAGGCCAAAGAAGCAGAACAGGCTGAAATTCGTAATGAGCCTGTAGAAGAACAGTTGGAATTTAACTTCCACGCAGATGCAGACATCTAAGCCAAAAAGGAGAACGACATTGGCAGAAACATATATCATTGAGGGCATTGAAGCCCTATGGCCGAGAGTAGATCAGACCTACGCGTTTGATAAAAAGGCCAATCGCAGTATGCCCTGTGGCCCACGCGATACCAACGCGGAGTTTTCTATACAATTCCGTATGGATAACCCAACAGCCAAAGCATTGTTCGCGGCTATGAGCGCTTGCTACTTAGCTAGTCGTGAAGATAAGTGGGCAGAGAAGTTGGCTAACCCGTTTGTCAAAGACGATAACGGTTCTATTACGCACAAAGCCACATTGAAGGGCGCGTATAATGGACAAGTCACTGACAAACCAGCCCAGTACGATTCACAGGGTAACACGTTAGCAGAAGACTTTCAGTTGACTACTGGCAGTACAGTGAACGTAGCTGTGCAACTTATCCCGTACGATTTCGGTGGTAAGCAAAGTGTATCTCTACGGCTCAAAGCTGTGCAGGTTATCAAGTATGTACCGATGGAACGCTCTAACCCGTTTGGTGCAGTAGAAGGTGGGTTTGTTATGGACGACCCTAACCCTTTTGCAAATAAGCCTACGACCAACAATGTGTTGGAGATGAAACCTGCTGTCGAAGAAAGTGACGACATGTTTGAGGAGCCAGTTAAAAAGACCGCGACAAAAGCGGCGGCGGCATCCGCATCTAAAGGTGAATTGGGCGATATCGTGGACAGTATGTTCGACGATGATTGAGTTAAAATCCACGGCTATTTCGGTAGCCGTGGTAACTCTTATGGTATGAGTGGTAGTAATGAAAAATAAAAGGTTTTTAGATTTGGTGTTAGCGCACGAAGGGCAGTATTGCCTGTGGGCTTTGAAGGGCACCAAACCAAACGAACAAATAAAACAACAGTTTTATCCTTCTACAGATGACTTGCTACAGGCGGCGCGTGATCTGGACAACAACGGGTGGAACGCCTTCTTTGCACTAGGGACATTTTTTGACGATAGTTCCCGTACCGCAAACAACATGCAGTGGATGAAATCGTTTTTCCTAGACTTGGACTGTGGGCCAGATAAAGAGTTCCCGTCTCAAGCGGTGGCGATTGACGAGCTACGCAACTTCTGTGAAAACAATGAGCTTCCTACACCTACACTTATAAACTCTGGGCGTGGTGTTCATGTATATTGGATATTGTCTGAACCAGTTTGCCGTGAAGATTGGTGGCCTGTAGCTGAACGGTTAAAGAAGTTATGTGAAGATCAAGGGTTTGAAGCTGATCCGTCTTGTACGTCAGACGCCGCTCGTATCCTACGCGTGCCAAGTACCCACAACCATAAATACGGTGAACCGTTACCTGTAGATTTCTATGGTATAGAAGATTTTGACACGGTAGATTTTGATAAGTTTTCTGTTTTGCTTGGGGACGTACCGATACCAGTACCCCAGAGACGCGAGGCGTCCGCGGTCAACGCGTTCAAAGACGCCATGTACCAAAACTATAGAGGTAGCTTCAAGCGTCTGCTGTTAAAAACAAAGAACGGCACGGGCTGTAACCAGATAAAACACATAATAAAACATCAAGGTAGCGTGTCGCACGACCTATGGCGAGCGGGGTTATCTATAGCTAACGTGTGTGAAGATGGTGCAGAAGCCGCCCACTTGATGTCCGCCAAGCACGAAGATTACAATGTACAAAGTACCTTACGTAAGATGGAGGACACAGGAGGCCCACACTTCTGCAGTACGATAGAACGTCTTAACCCCAAGGGGTGCGAAGGTTGCCCCAACAAAGGTAAACTCACTACACCTGCGCAGTTAACCAAAGAAGTTAAAGAGGCAACGCCAGAAGATAATATCGTAGAGGAGATAGATGGGGATGATACTAAGAGTATAACTATACCTACGTTACCAACTCCATATTTTAGAGGGCAAAACGGCGGTGTCTATTTACGTGGCACTAACGCAGACGGTGACCCAGAAGAGGTTTGTATATACCATCACGACTTCTACATCACACGAAGACTACATGATGTGGAGCTTGGGGAAGTTATAGCGTTTGCACTTCACTTGCCAAGAGACGGGGTGCGTGACTTTGTAGTGCCGCTATCCGCAGTTACTTCAAGAGAAGAGTTTCGCAAACATATGTCGATGCAAGGCATAGTAACTTTCGGAAAGGACGTAGATAAACTCATGGCATACACAGCCGCATGGATAAGAGAACTTCAACAGACTACTACTGCTAGTGAAGCACACCAACAGTTCGGGTGGGTTGATGATAAAAAGATGGACGAGTTTGTTTTGGGCGATCAGCTTATCACAGCCAATGGTACAGATTATAATCCACCGTCTAGTAAAACTGCAGGGCACATACGAAAGTTTAAGCCTACAGGTACAAGAGAACGTAACAAAGAAATATTGGACTTCTATGACCAAGACGGGATGGAACTACAACAGCTTACAGTATGCGCAGGGTTCGGCACTATACTGATGCCGTTTACAGGTTTGTACAGTTTGGGCATACATTTGTTTGGTGAAACAGGTGGTGGTAAAACAACTGCTATGTTTACAGGTACTTCTATATGGGGCGACCCAAGCGGGTTGACAGGCACTAAAGCCGATACGCCGAACTCACGTATGAATTTAGCAGAAGTTATGCACAACATGTTGTTAAATACCGACGAGATGACAAACATCCTCGGGAGACACGCATCCGACTACGCATATCAACTATCTGAAGGAAAGCAGAAAAACCGTATGGCAGGTGGGGGCAACTCCGAACGTGTTAGGGGCAGACCTTGGAGGCTTATAGCTGTATCTTCAGGTAACGTCAGCATGTATGCACAGATGGCTATGGCCAAGAGCGACACTAAAGCTGAGATGCAACGACTACTGGAGCTACGTGTGGACGAGATGCCAAAGGTGGAGGTAGACCCACTTGTGGGTGCTAAGTTATTTGCAGACATACAAGACAACTACGGACATTTTGGCCCAGAGTTTGTGCAGTACGTCATTGCAAACAAAGAAGCATTGATGGCAGATTACGAGCGGATAAAGGTTAAATTAGATAAAGCCGCAGGGCTAGATCAGAAGAACCGTTTTTGGTCTGGTGGGTGTTCCGCTATACTAACAGGGGCGTTGGCCGCTAGACGTGCAGGTATAATAAACTACGATATGAAGAAGCTGTTCAAGTGGGTGGTAGGACAACTTATACGCACTAAAGCATTCGTTGATGATAGCACGGCATCTGTTCAGACATTGGTTACCGAATTTACCACCGAGCATTGGGGTAGCATCCTAAAGATCAAGAGCACAGACACGGCACAAGCAGTCGATGGTATTGCTCCTATGGTTATACCCGACCAAAACCCAAGAGGTTCTTTGGTTGCACGTTACGAGACAGACACAAACATGCTGTACATAGTACCTAAACCATTCAAGAAGTGGCTTGGCGAACAGAAGCTAGACTACCTAAGTACCTTGGGTGGTATGCAAAAAGAGATGGGTGCTGTACGCAAACAGATGCGTTTGAGTAAAGGTACGAACTTCAACCTACCCCCAATACGGGCTATAGCAGTGGAGTTAAAAGGTTTTAATGGTTTACCAGAAGCCCCTGAGACTTGATGATCTTGCGCCCGATGGGGTTAAAATAGTAGTGGATTGGGACGCTATGGTTGCAAATGCCTCGGTCTTTATACCATGCGTGAACAACGTCAAAGCTGAGAAGCAACTGCTAGATATAGCACAACGCAAAAACTGGGATGTCGAAATACGTGTCCGAATAGAAAATGGAATGTTTGGGGTTCGCATGTGGAGAACTGTGTGATAGGTTACACATGACAAGCTCGACTATACTTGTCGTTCTCCTCCTGTGCCCCCGCCGTTGTGCGGGGGTCTTTTATTGTTTGTACCCGTCTCGTAGCATCTCTAAAGCATTACGATACAGTGGGCTAAGAGTAACCCCGTTGTACATTTCCGCAGAAGTTTTGGCGTGTTGCTCTAGCGAACGTTTTATAGATTTAGGTGTTATAGCCGCTTCGGGGTGGCGTTCGTTGAACTTATCTATCTTGTCGTACAACGCCATCTCTTCGTCGAAGTCGCCCATACGCTGTGCTATATACAGCTTTTTGTGTAGCGCGGATCGACGTTTACCCACTGCAATGTCTATGCCTTTTGATATACTGTTTTGCTCCTGACGGAATGTGTACTCCGTTGGAGGGAAACCCAAGGCTTGCGCAACTAATTCACCACCTGTCATATCATCGTAGATAGGGTCTTGGCGTCTTGTGAACGCACCACCTTGATCTGCGTATCTACCAAACGAGGCTTTGTAAGCATTAGCCACACCTGCAGGAAGTATGTTTTCTATGCCGCGTTCGATATCACCCTCAGAAGATAGTAAGTCAGAACCTCCACGGTACAAGCGGTTAGCTACACTCAGCGCTGGACCACCTACGTAGAACCCTATAGTTTCTTCTAGGGACGGATCATTGTTGAACCTGTTTTCTTGGATTAACAACCCTGTAAGAGCCATACGACTTGCAACATCAATCCCTGCGAACTCAGTTATAGCACCTTTGTACCAACCTTCTCCGAAGTATTGTCGTGTTAGTGTGTCGAAATCTGCTTCTTCGTCGTCCAAGAAGAACAAGTTAGCAATTAATTTTACTGCTCCGTACAGAGGTAAACCCTGTATACCCGCGAAGAATAACGCCGACCCGTGCATACCGATAAGTTGTTTTACTGCGGCTTTGCGCTCGGGTGACCCTTCTTTACCAAACAACTTACCTTTGTCGCTGTCCATAGCAGTCTTGGCTGTCTTCAACATGGTGTAGTACATCTGTAAACCGTAGTTTTTGTACATAAACGCAACGCGACCTATACCTTCCCGTGCAATACTAGGAGCAGTTTCTAAGAACGTACCGCCGTTAGTTTGCTGTGTATCATATATAGCCATCTGCACCGCTTCTTCTATTTGCGCTGCGCTAGGGTTTTTAGTTTTGCCCTTTGTTACACTGTCCAATGCTAAGTTAAAGGAAGCCATCAAGGTTACTTGGCGGTTAAGTTGTTCTGCATGGTTAAACAACCAAGCGGATAGCACCGATGCGTTATCTACAGCGTTGCCTAACTTACCACCCTTTTTGATGCGGCTAGTCTCGTTCAACCCCATAGCTTCCGCTAGAAAACCTTGACCCAACAGGCCACGTTTCGATGCAGTTTGCACCAAGGCTTCCATGTTACGTAGTTCGGCTTCTTTACCTTCAGGTAGTTTTAGACCTTTCTTCAGGGTAAAGTTACCTTTGTCAGATATATCGTAGAAGTCTAATATAGAGTTTGTTCCACCGCCACGTTTTCCTCCCAGCAGAGTATTGCCGTATGCGGCTTTGATTGCAGAGTAAGTTTTGGTGTACCCGTATCGACCACCCAAGAAAGGCGCAACGAACAACGGTATTTGTGATAAGTTGACCAGTGCAGAGGATGCGTTGAAGCCGATAGTGTAGATAAACGCGGTTTGGTTCAGCCTACGTGCGACTTCCTCTAAGTTCTTTTTATCAGCACCTTTTCTTGCAAATTCAGCGCGGTTCAGCAATTCGTTCTGCACGTCACCAAAGGCGGCAGTAAGGTTTTTAGCTCTTTTGCCAACAAAACTTTTCGCTTCGGGTACAGCTACTTGTTGGAACTCTCTTAAATCTTGTTCGTATTGCCGTAGCAGAGCGCCATATTTTAACTTGGCTGTTTGGCTTGCTAGACTGTAGCCTTTTGTCTTGAGAGCATACACAGAATCCTGCATGTAGCCCGGGGTTCCCTGACGTTTCTGCAATGACTTAGCAAACGATGTCTCGGGTAAGGAGTTTAAGAACAGTTTTAAAATCTGATCTCGTATGTCTTTGTCCACACCCTTATTTTCTAAGATGTTCAAGGTGTCGTACGCAAAGCTAGGGTCCACACCTGTACCTCTGAACGTGTTCGAGGTTACCTCATCGACGATCTCTACATTCTTGTAGTCTTTGTTTGCCCTAAACTGTTTAGCCGCGTCTTCGCGTTCTGCGGCAGTCGTGAATGTCTGCACTACACTAGCTTCTCTTGCAGACCTAGGGTTCTTGACCTCATAACGTAACACGTAGTCGCCTTCACGCATAAGTGGGAAGTACACATCTAGCTTACTAGAATCAAATAGCTTGGCAAATATGTCTTTTTTAAGTTTAGCAGAAGCGTCAGGGTCTTGCACCAACTCGTCGATTTGCTTGAGCACAACAGCTTTTAGCTTGTCGTACTGATCTTTGTACACAGCCCGCATATCGTTGTACGCTTTCTGCCCGTCTTTGCCCATAGCGTTCCAATCAGCACGTTGAGCGTTCCATACTTCCAACAGATCATTACCATCGCTGTCCATACGAGGGCTACCGTCTTTATTGATATACGCACCTTTTGGTTTTGTCGGGTCTACTTGGTATATGGTAGCACCGTAGTCATTGCTGTAGATCAAACGATCTAGGGCTTCTTTACGTTTCTGAGCCGCCTCTGGTGTACCTCTGCCTAGCGTGGTTAGGATATCACCTATTTTTCGCTCAATTATTTTGTTGGCGGTTTGTATCTCACCACGTTGGTTCGCTACAAGTTCGTCTAGTTTGAAACCCATTTTGCCCAGCCCAACAGATTGTGCTATGTCCCCAAGTCCTTGCAGACCCGTGAGTTTTAGTAGGAGGTTCTTGGATTTCTTGGAGAACCCTTCGGTTAGGAAGTCTCTCGCGTTGTACC